CTCTTTTGCTGCTTGTTGACCTTCTAAAACAGCAACTGATCTCATTAAGTCTGGGAATAGTTTGTTTAGTTCTTCTGTAAATGCCGCTGCTTCAGACGCTGCTGCTTCCGCTGCCGCTGCTGCTTCTGCTGCTGCCTTTGCCGCTTCTTCCTCTACCTTTGATGCGTCTGCTGCTGCCTCTGCTGCTTGTACTGCTGCAGCCGCTGCTGCCGCTATTACCACTGCTGAGTTTCCATCAGTGCCTGGTGCTGGAGCAGTTACTGCACCAACAACTTGTCCTGTGCCAGCCCTGAGAAGCGCTAGATATCTTTCTAGTGCTTTAATGGCGTTTAGCCATCCAATTTCTGCTGCTCTGGCTGGATCAATGAGGGTACCTGAATAAGAAACAGGAGAGCCAATCTTCTTAATATAGTCAACAACTTGATCAGTGGTTAATTTCCACTTCTCTTGAATCTTAATAATTTCAAAATCTTCTAGTTTGCCGTCATTTACAATACCAACAAAATCAGCATACATCATTACTTGTTCTGTAGTTAACTTCCACTTACTCTTTAATTTCTCAATTTCAGCATCAGTTAGAACACCATCATTTAATGCTTGATAAAAATCTAAATATTGTGCTGCTTGGGCTTGTGTACTTCCCCAAGACATAGCAAGTTTAATAATTTCATCATCAGATATTGTTCCATCTTCAACAGCAAATATTGTTGTCAAGTATGCCTCTACTGCTTCTGTAGTGACACCCCACTTAAGAGCAAGAACAGCAATTTCTTTAGTATCAATTTTGGTATCTGCTAATGCTAAAAGAATATCTTGATATCTTACAGCCAAGTCATATCTGGTTTTTGATAACAAAATCTCTTTGCTAAGTCTTCTTAAACGCTCATCTTCGGCTGCATCAATTTCTTTTTGTCTTTTTTGTAGAGCAATGGCTGCATTTATTTGTACCATTTTTTCTTCTTCTGAAGATAATAGTTTTACCCCTGCTCTGTCTGCTAATTTTTTATTTAACTTAGCGTAGTCTGCTTCAAATTTTGCTCTGTCTTTTTCAGCCTTTGCAGCCTTTGCTGCTGCTGCTGCGGCTTTTGCGGCGGCTGCTGCTGCTTTTGCTTCTGCTGCTGTTTTTTTCTTGAGTTCTTCCCTAGACATGCGATTAACTCTAAGAGCAGTACGACCTGCTTCTGCTTGGGCTGATAGAGACTTAGTTAGTTTGTCTTCAGTATCTCCACCAAATTGTTTCTTAAGGTATGCATATGCAGTTCCAAGAGCAGTTATAAGTGCTACAGCAATTGCAAGTGGCTTAATAGCCTTTGTAAGAGCAGAGAATAAGGCTCTCATGCCTAATCCCAAACCACCAGTAGTAAATACTGTTCCAACAGCAGCGGCTACTCTTCCAACACGTGACAAAACTGGCAAAAGTCTTTTGTTAAATTGTTTATAAAGACCTTCAACAAACTTGGCACCCTGTCTTGCAATTCCACCAAGAAGCATTATTTGGCTACTAATAAGACTAATAAAAGGAATAGCAGCAATAATTCCAATTAGGACCTTGTATTTTTCAACAAATAACAAAATAGCCAAAAAGTTTTTAGCAAAAGAGTCTAATATAGATATTATTGATTCAAAACTTTTTACTAATTTATCTTCATTTAATTTTACCCATTCCTCAATATTTGGAATAACATCAGTAATAATATAGTTTGCGTATTTCTCAATCATTGGCATTAAAGCATAGCCTAATGAGTCTAATACCTGATTGAATCTAAGTCTTAATTTTTCTAGTGTACCCGCAAATGTATTTGATGCTGCTGCAGCCTGACCCTTGCTTATGTTTGCTAGTTGTGTTTGTATTTTTGCAAAATCTTTTGCTTTTATTGCTGCTTGATCAAGAGGAAGTCCAAGTTTATTTAAAGCAGTATAGTTGCCCATTACTGCTCTTGATAATGCTGTAGAAACAGTAGATAAATCTTTTCCAGATGCCGCCGCAACATCTGTGGCTAAAGTTAATAGGTACTGTCCTGCTTCAAGATTTCCTGTAGCAGTTACTAATTTTTGTAGCGCAGGAATTAATTCTTCATTATCAATGGCAACCTGTAGTTCAAGACTATCAAGATATTTTTGATTTGCCCTTATTGCTTCCTCAGTTGCTCCAGTAGTGTTGCGAAGGGCTATAGCCAAAGACGCTTGTTGTTTTTCATCTGCTGCAGCGCCCATTACTGCATCTTTTCCTATTTTAATTGCAAAGGCAGCGACTGCTGCTGCAGCAACTGCATAAGATTTTACAATTCTTTTATTAAACTTGTCAATTTTTGCTGCTGTCTTTTGAATATCTCTTTGAGCAGCCTTAGAGCCTTTGTCAGAGTACTGAGAAACAATTCTTGCATACACTGCACCTGTAATTGGCATACTCTACACGCTCCTATTTATTAAATTTCTTCTTAATGTGTCTTTTGCCTTTTCCAAGGCTTCAAAGATATTTTTTTGTATTCTATCTCTGTTTTTATCTACTGATCTCCAAATAACACGAGAAGCGTCTCCTGCTTGTTTATCTAGATTACTAATGAATCTACCAGTTCTATTTCTTCTACCCGCCAATTCATAAATGGCTCCTGCTGCAGATTTATTAAATAGTCCACCAGCGCTAGTTGTATAGTCTGCTCTAACTCTACGTTCAGCCTTTGAAACGCTAATTCCTGCTTTAATAACACTTTGATCCCATGCAGGCCAACCAGCACCACCACGAGTACGAGGGTTGCGAGCAGGCTGAGTAGCCCAACCACTTAGTGGTGGGTCTGCTTTGACAAAACCTTGTGCATCTTTTTTAGCATTTCCCAGTTCAGAGTTAACAGTTCTAGTAAATTCTTTAACTGCATCTTTGTCAAATTGCTTTAATGCGCTTAGTGTCTCCTTAAGTCCAGTTAACACTATTGCATCTTTACTCATTACCTGCTCGCATTCTTTGATCGTTCTTTGAGATAAACAACAATTGCTTCAAGTACACCGTCAGGCGCTTCAAGCAAGTCTATTGGAGAAAGCCCCGTCTCCACAGAGATCATTGCTACCGTATAGGTTAGGCTGTCTCTGTGGATTCGGAATTTGGGTCAGTCTCTAGTTCCACACTTTCTAGTGTGTCAAGAAATCCATCGCCAAAAGGCTTTACAACTTTTCCAGAGTCTTTCATTGCTGACCAAGCCAAGAAATAGATATGCTCTAGTCTTTGCTCTTCTGTCAGTAATTTAGCAAAACCTTTGTTATATTTGTTTTCAAACGCAACAAGGGTCTTTGGACGAAGGGCATAGATGCCTTCTTGTCCATCACTGGTTTTTACTTTTACTTTTAGTCCATCCATTTTATATTTCCCCCTTTAAAGGAATTAGTTAAATTAAGGAGTTATATCCTTAGTGATTGCTCCAGATATGGGCCAGTTTACAGATATAGTACTTAGTTGACCTACCGCTGCATTTAGCGGAGTCCACTCAGTTACTAATGCTTCAAACTGATATTCTGGATTTGATGCAGATTTGACCGCATTATTTGGTCTGACCGTGCATGATACTTTTGTTCCTACCTTACTTGCTGCTCCAACATCATTGAAAAATTCTTCAAGAGAGTTGTCAGCAAAATCTTGATAAAAATCAAAAGATACTGAGTTAGTTCCAACACCTGCTATGACTTCTTTATAAATAGTACCCTCTTGTACAGGGGTAACATCAAGAACATCATGCACAGTAGAAAGCGTTATGCTTGAAATGAAATCACTAAAGTCATTAGTGGTTTCAAATATTACTACTGGGTTTGTTAGAACTATTTTAGCCATATTAAGGTGTTACATCCTTAGTAATTGCGCCTGTGATTGGCCATGTAACTGATGCTGTAGCGAGTTCGCCAACTGCACCATTTAGAGGTGTCCACTCAGAAATAAGAGCATTAAATTGATACTCAGGATTATCTGCTGCAATTGCACCGCTTGTACTTGGTTTAATTTCAACTGCTGCTACTGTACCCAATAGTGGGAAGATTGTTGCCTCAACTTCGCCAACAGCGAAATCTTGGTGAAATTCAAGTGTTACTGAGTTATCAGCAAGACCTGCAATTCTTGATCTTGCAGCATTAGGAACGATTCCGCCTGCAAATGCAGTTGTATCAAGAACATCATATGTAGTTGAAAGGGTTACGCTGGCAACATGATCAGAAAGATCTACTGCTCCAACTTCCACTTTAACGTCTGTTAACACTATACGTGCCATTATTATTTATCTCCTTCATTATATTCATTGTTATAAAAAAATGCATCTGGTTCTTCCTTCTGCACTTCTTGTTCTTCTTGTATTACTTGTGGTGCTTGTGTTACTTTTTCTGCTTTACCTGCTTTGATATGACCAGACGCAAGAAGATGTTCTACATTTCCTCCTGCACTAAGTATATCATTTTCGGTAAGTTCATCACCATTTAACTTACCGCAAACTTTTTTACTTGAGGTAACTGTGTATTTCATTTTTCTCCTTATCCCCAAATTATGAGGTTGTAACGGTAAGATAGAAATGTCTGATCACCAGACTGGTATGTACCACTATCAGCACTTACCACTCTCAAAGTATCCACAAGTCCACCTAATGTTCTATCTGATTCAAGAGCGGTCTTAATTGATTTAGGACCTGTTCCTGCTAGAAGTGTGTCAAGTTTATCTTGGGCCGTTCTCTCTGAGAATCTCTGTACTAACACATAAATATCAACAGATGCCTGGTCTAAGCCTCTAGCATTATCAATATCAAATGTGAAATCTAATTGTCCTACTACTGCACATGGAGGTACAACAACATCAGGAATTGTGTCATATACCCGCATATTTATAATTGTTTGTAGGTTTGTTTTTA